GTTTCTTCGTGGGAGAGGACGAGCAAGAGATATCAGACATGGCACAGGGCGACAGCCGTGAGACACAAAAGGCCGTTGAATCAATGCTGGGCATGAGTCATGAGATGTTCAAGCACTTGGTTGCTTTAAACACCTACACAGAACCATTTCTTAACTTAAGAGCTAACGATCAGAAGGACATCATTGAGCAGTTGCTTGGCATCACGATGCTCTCGGAAAAAGCGGAGGCACTGAAAGAAAGACTCAAATCCACAAAGGATTCCATCAAGGAAGAGGAATACAGGATACAGGCCAAGCAGGAAGCCAACAGCAAGATCAAGGAACAGATAGAGAGTTTGAAACGTAGGCAGTCCATGTGGGAACAGAAGAAAGAGGATGATGTTGATTATCTGGAAGCAGGCATAGCAAAACTTGAAGAGATCGATATCGAATCTGAATTAGAGTCACACAAAGGGCTCAAGGCTTGGAAGGAAAGGACTCAACAGATAGAACAAGTTCAAACGGCAATCAAGCAGGCAGAGCGTGACTACAAGCGTGAGGAAACTGCCATGCAGAAACTACAGGCAGACATTGACTTGTTACAGGAACACAAATGCCATGCCTGCGGACAAGAGGTACACGACGAAAAACACAGTGAGTTGTTAAAACAAAAACAAGACAGCATCGATGATGCCAAACAGCAACACGAAAAACACTTTGACACGCACAAGGAACTATGCAAGGCAGAGGGCGAGCTGGGCGATCCTGGTGAGTGTCCGGAAACCTATTACTCCATTACCGAGGACGCATACGAACACAAGAACAATTTATCTAAATTACAGTCGCAACTGGAACAACGCAGAGAGGAGACAGATCCTTACAAGGAACAGATAGAGGAGATGGAGTCCACTGCAGATGCCGATATTGATTATGACAGCATGAACACGCTGACCAGACTGAGAGACCACCAGGAATTCCTACAAAAACTGTTAACCAACAAAGACAGTTTTATTAGAAAACGAATAATTGATCAGAATCTATCCTACCTCAACTCACGGTTAAGTTATTATCTTGACAAGATCGGACTGCCACACACAGTCACCTTCCTTAGCGATCTGTCAGTGGAGATAACTGAATTGGGTAGAGAACTGGATTTTGACAATCTAAGTAGAGGCGAACGTAATAGATTAATCCTGTCCCTGAGTTGGGCATTCCGGGATGTCTACGAGAGCCTCTACGACCCTATAAACCTGCTGTTCATCGACGAGCTGATTGACTCGGGCATGGATGCTAGTGGCGTGGAATCAGCACTGGCCATACTCAAGAAGATGAGCCGGGAACACAAGAAGTCCATATGGTTGGTTTCTCACAAGGACGAGCTGTCCGGTCGTGTGAATAACATCATGACAGTTACCAAGGAGAATGGTTTTACTACATATGGCACTGATGTGGACACCATTTAACACACTACACTTAGAACCAATAGAACTATAATCCAAAGAATTCCTTGACTTCCTCCAATACTTTTCTAGTGGTCTGCTGTCCGTGCATGGTATCGTCATGCACATTGAACAGTGTCTTGATCCATTGATCAACAGGACTGTCAAATTTAATTTCTAGGTAGCCATTGTGGCCCAGGTAATGACTATGTTCCGGCGGCGGGTTGACCTCGTCTGCTATCTGTCTAAATTTGTGTATGTGATGTTTGAGATCCACATCGTTGATATAGCACTTTTCTAATTCAAAAAATTTATCAGGATTTGATTCTTTAGCAAGGTCCTTGCCATGATGTTCTATACGTAGGCTATTGTTGCCTCCCCTGAGATCAACATCCACAAACGTTTCCCAGGTTGTTTGATCAGCATCAAAACTATCTATCAGCGTGTCATTGATCCATACACGGATCTTCGGCCACCCGTTATTACTCTGGGACCTGTAGTTTAATTTTAGTTTTATATTTTCTGTTCTTAATTTTTCCATACGCTTCTTTTAATTTAAGCAATTGGCTGTCACCATTCCAAATTTTGTAGCCAAGATCCATGAGAATTTCCTGGATGATTATGCGCCTACGTATCCTCTCCACGATGGTCAGGCTAGGATTGGTTGGCAGTATCCAGTCATACCCTTGTGCCTCCATGCCTTCCCTGTGTATGTCGTTATACAGAGGCGTGCCCTCGTCTATGCTGGCTGTGGTTCCTAGATTGACTCCGTAGATGGTTCCGTCAAGTGCATACTTCTTGTATTCTCTGAACTTATCTATCCCTGCTTCAAAATCTTCCAGTGTTTCGCTCGGATACCCTACTATCATTAAGAAATAGCAGTTCATATTGTTGCGATGTATTTCACAGAGGGTGTAGTCTAGATCAGCGTCGCTGAAGCCTTTCTTCATGTGGTCTCTTACGCTTTCACTCAGGCTTTCGACGCCCATGGCGACCCCATTCATGCCTGCCCGACCCGCTATCTCGAAATCTCTGGGAGGCATGCTCTTGCGATCACGCACGATAAATTGTCCACCCCAATTAAATGTCCTGTCCGGTAATCCATTGTCTTCGTAATAGTTGACCAGTTCCTGACAGAATTCTCTGAAACTTGCCATGGCACCATTGATCAAACTGTCTGTGAACCAAAAGTTAGTGACTCCGTATTTCTCATAGTGATAGATGAACTCCTCTGCCATGTTCTTGCCTGACCGATATCTATATTTTTTCCATGCGGTGTGTATGTCGCAGAAACTACACTTACGCACACACCCACGACTGCCCGTTATGGGAATCTGTGGCGTGCCCGTGGTATACTTATAACCCAACCCTATGACATCATCATAGTTTGGATATGGTAGATTGTCCAACTCATTTATCTGCTCAAAGTTATCGTTGTCCAACCCCGGCAGGTCCGTTGCTCCCCTGAGCAGTCCAATAATTACCCTTTCACCCTCACCCCTGATGTAGTGATCGACTAATTTATTATCTAATAAAAAACTGCCGAAGTCGTTCTGCCTTGCTGATATGCCGTTGGTGCTGAGACCCGCGCCTCCCACAATGACCTTGCCCTTGTATTTGGTCCTCAGTCTTACCAATAATTCTTTTGCAAATATCTGACACTGGAAAGTAAAGACGCTGATTCCCACCCATCTTGGATCAAGTTTCAATATAGTCGATACCACTTTGATGTAGTATTGTTCTAGGTACTCCTGTGTGTTTTCGGACAACTCAGCACCATGATCATTGAGGCTAAAGTATTGATCTAGTTCTGTTTTTATGTTATCATCAGTGCATGTGGTATAGAGATCCAGATTGAAGTCGAGGACCTTGGCTGTGAAACCGTTGTTTTCACAGATGCCTTTTAGCAGGCTGGATGCCGCAGGAGGATAAACTAATGATATCTGCGGAACATTTATGAACAATATGTCTGGACCCATAGTATTACTTATATTAGCACATTTTACAGGTAAATGAATTTGTTTGATTACCAAATTATCGATGAGTATCAGTTGGAGATTACAACCTATTGTAATGCCAGTTGCCCGCAGTGTCCTCGTAATGATCTGGGCGGCAAGCTGAATCCTTACATGGATCTGGTTCACCTGGAACGTGACGTGATTGATAGTGCGTTCACACCCGAACTATGCTCAAGACTGAGACAGGTATTCTTCTGTGGCAGTTATGGCGATCCAATAGTACATCCGGAATTCCTGGACATACTAAAGGACTTCCGCCGCAAGAATCCAACACTATGGTTATATGTGCATACCAATGGTGGTGCCCATAACACTGCATACTGGCATGAAATGGCCGAGATAATGAATGGCTATGGTCAAGTAGACTTTGGCCTAGATGGTTTAAAGGATACCCTGCACCTATATCGCAAGAACGTGGACTATGACAAAGTTATAGAGAATGCACAAGCATTTATTTCAGCAGGCGGACGTGCCATGTGGCAAATGATCGTGTTCAGGCACAATGAACATCAGGTTGCTGATGCTGAAAAGATTGCTGACCAAATGGGATTCTTCAAGTTCCTTGCTCGCAAGACGGGACGTTTCTTCCATCATGGTGAGGAGCGTGAACTAGATTCGTGGCCTGTCAAGGATATGCAGGGTAATGTGCAATACATCCTAGAGCCGCCCGAGAGTGAGGAATGGCGCAATCAAAGTGTTATCAAATTACCGACGCTTAAGAAGCAATACAACGACCTACAGCAATACTTCAGGACCACGGACATACATTGTGATAGCCTCCACGGTAAAAAAGTTGCTATGAACGCACAAGGGGTGTTGTTGCCCTGTAACTTTTTCAATCATAACCTCTATGATGCACGTTTTAGAGATGGCACACTGCCAGGTGCCAACAAAGGCCACACTGTTGACGGCAAGAATCAAGTAAGAACATTTTTAGAGCAGTATGGACTTGACAATCTGGACATACACAATTATAGTATAGAGGACATATTTAAAAATCCTTTCTGGTCAGACTTGGTTGATACTTGGTCAAATGACAATAGAATTTTTGAATGTGCCATGACATGCGGTAAACAATTTACAAAGGTATGGGACCAAACCAAATGAAGATATTAGTAACGGGTGACAACAGAGGCCTTGGCCTAGACATAAAGAACGCATTTTCTGCCGATGGCATGAGTAGACAGTCAGGCTTTGACATTACCAAAGACGTCAAACAGATCGCAGAGAAAAGTTTGGAGTATGATGTCTTTGTCAACAACGCATTTGATGGCCCTCCACAGGAAGATTGGGCTAACTTTGGCCAAGTCAACCTACTGCTAGAAGTATACAAGCAGTGGCGCGAACACAACAAAACAGGTTGGATATTTAACATAGGCAGTGTTGGTGAGAAGAGCATAGTTTCCCCGGATCCTGAATGGGAGACCTACAGGATAGCCAAGTCAGCATTGAGGCATGCCAGCCAACAATGCACACAGGCATTCAAGGACAACAAGGTCAGGTTTAGGACCACGTTGATTAGTCCAGACAGGCTTGACACTGAATTATCACGTTCTCGTGATAACTGGACGGGCAACGGAGTACAAACAAAGGATATCATTGATTTCATTAGATATTCTCTGGCTGTCAATCCCAACACCGTCATCGAGGAGGTCACTTTTTATTGTGGCCTTGACTACTCGGCATAAATGTATGTGCCACAATTTAATTAGAAAGGAAACAACTTGTCATACGAAAATCCTTGGTCATATGAAGGAAAGGTCTTTGACTCTGAAGACATAGGTGACAACTACGGTTTCGTTTACAGAATCACAAACACATCTAACGGACATGACTACATCGGCAAGAAGTTCTTTTGGCGCAAGGTCACACGTCCACCACTGAAAGGCAAGAAGAACAAAAGAAGATCAATGGCAGAATCTGATTGGAAGGATTACTGGGGTTCCAGTGACCGACTACAGGCAGATATAGAAAAGCAAGGCAAAGAAAAATTCTCAAGGCAAATAATCCATTTGTGCAAATCCAAAGGTGCAACGAACTACATGGAATGCTATTACCAGATGAAGGAGCACGTGCTGTTGCGTGACAACAACTACAACGGCATAATCAACATCAGGCTTGGTATAGGTTCCGTGAAAGATGTATTACTAGAAGAAGTAGAATAGATAGCCACTGAGGCGGAGTGTTCTCCGTGTCCTATGAGGTGATCGTGCAAAAACACGTGGAACTCGCAAGAATAGACTTGCGAACGGGACGGCAATAAAAAGAATTAAGTGTAAAAACCAAATGATGTGGGCTCTGAGAGAAAGCAACCCACGTGACTGTGTGATTTCGTTAACTAGGGATCATACGGCAACCGCCAGATGAATCTAGAGTAGGGGGTACCGGCTGACCGCCTCCGTGTAGAAATACAATCTCTTTTAGTTAATGCGACTCCGAACACGGATAATGTGTTGGTCGTAGTTTGCCTGCTCTAGGTGAATTACGACTTGAATCAGGATAATGCGAGAACAAACTGTTTAGAAAACAAGTTTCGAGCGTAAGCGAAGAAACAGATGTCGCAAGACATCTTTAAAAGGTATAACCAAATTGTTCAACTTCAAATGCACTGCCGTTGCTAACTGCGTCTATGCTCTTTTGGTCAATGTAATAGTCCTGATAATGTTCCTGGCGGGCACGCCATTCTGTCTTGTGCCTGGGAAACATAGACCAATCCATCTCAATGTGTAACTGCCTGGACAATTCCTCTAAGTGGTCATGCAGATGCTCGTACTGTATCACGTAGTCAATCCTGAACTTACCGTCGATGCAAAATCTATCCCTCTCGTCCGTCATCAGATGTTGATGATGCCTGCTCCTCACGAACTTGTAGAACATGTGCTGTATCACCTTGAAGTCAACCGTCCTCAATGCCTCGGTCTCGTGGTTATGGTAGTTCCAGAACATGCTGACCATCTTGTCCCAGGGATTACGTGTGTTGGCTATGAAATTGAACTCACCGAATGCCCACGCACATTCCGTTGCCAACCGATCCCTGATCTCATGCAGGGGCATGTGATTGTAAAACCTGTCGTCGACCCTAACACCGTGATACCTACCTCCCACTATGCCGTGGTCCGACACTGTCATGAATCTGGAGTGCTCGCCGATGTCCGTGACCTCCGGGGGCAGGCAGTATCTCTCCAACCAGGCCTCGGTGCTGGTGCCCGCGGTCTTCATGGTCTTGACGTATACGAACTCTTTGCTGTAACTGACTAACATGTAAGTATTTACAGAAAAGCGGGCCAAAAAAAAAGGACCACCGTTCTTCAACATGATCCTTTTTAGTTGGTTTACTCTGTCGGAAAACTTTCTACTTCTTTTCCCAGATTGTATATAAAACCCATACTGCGATCAAACCTGCTAAGCCTTCATTGCCTAGTGATTTAACCAAGCCAGTTACA